CTTACAATAAACAAAAATGGCTGAAAGATTCGTAAGTCCTGGCGTATTCACCAGGGAAAAAGACTTAAGCTTCCTTCCACAGGAAATTGCTGCAATTGGTGGAGCAGTAGTAGGGCCGACATTATACGGGCCAGCTTGGAGACCGACCACAATCTCAAACTATTCAGAATACCTAAGAACATTTGGAAATACTTTCATTAGTGGTTCCGGTCAGTATGCTAGAGAGTTTAAATACTTAACTAACTATACTGCCCAGGAATATCTAAGATATGGAGATAATTTAACAGTACTAAGGATTTTAAATCCCGGTGCTTCAATATCTTATTCTAATGTAGTTTCTTCTGGTTCCTATCATGGTGCTTTAAATGCAGGTTCTGGATCAACAGATTTTACAGCTTCTATATTCGGAGCTTCAGATGCATCATTTAAACTTCATTTACTTTCAGAAGGAAAGTGGGGAAATAGCGGTGATGTTACTGCCTCAGTAAACGGTTTAGAAGATCCAGGCGATACCCAATCAAACGGAGCATTAAGCAATCAATCTGGTTCAAGAGTAAACTACAGATGGGAAATTTCTGGAGTAAATAAAAGAAGAGGTACTTTTGATTTAATAATCAGAAGAGGAGATGATAGAACAGGACGTAAAGTTATTATGGAGACATATAACGACCTTTCTTTAGATCCTAATTCAACTAATTATATTTCTAGAGTAATCGGAGATCAGGTAATGACTTTAAGAGGAGGTCGAGAAAGAGGAGGAGGAAAGCCTTACTTGCAATTATCAGGTTCTTATCCGAACAGATCAAGAATTGTTAGAGTAGAAGTGTTTAAGAATACATTAAACTTCCTTGACGCAAACGATGAAGTTAGAGATGCAGCCTTAACAGCTTCTTTACCAGCAGAAGTATCAGGTACCTTCTCTGGAGGTAGCGACGGACAGATTCAGCATCCAATGAACTTCTTTGATAACATCGGCGGTGTAAGCTCTACAGTAAGTAATACTCAAGGATTTTTATTTGATTCTACCGGATCAAACGGTACTTCAGCTTATTACGATGCAATCGATATATTATCAAATGCAGAAGAATACGATATTAATACCTTATTCTTACCTGGTGTTGTAGAACAAGGTCCTGGTAATCACTCGGAAATTATTACATATGCAATTGCAATGTGTGAAGATAGAGGAGATGTATTCTTGGTAGTAGATCCTACTAAATACGGCGACGGATTAAGCCTAGCTCAGCAGTCAGGAGAGCAAAGAACTTCTAATTACGCTGCAATGTACTACCCATGGGTTCAAGTAGCAGATCCGGATTTAAATAGAAACGTATGGATTCCGCCTTCTTGTGTTGTAGCAGGAGCTCTTACTTTCAACGACTACGTTGCTTTCCCTTGGTTCGCACCAGCTGGTTTAAATAGAGGAGGAATTGAAGTAGCAGTACAGGCTGAACTGAAATTAAGTAAAGCAATGAGAGACGATTTATATCAGTCAAGTGTTAATCCGATTGCTACTTACCCAAGAGAAGGAGTTGTGATCTGGGGACAGAAGACCTTGCAAAAGAAAAGATCAGCTCTTGATAGAGTAAACGTAAGAAGATTACTTATCGCAGCTAAAAAATATGTAGCATCTGTTTCTAGATATTTAGTATTCGAACAGAATACAGTAGAAACAAGAAGGAAGTTTATTTCAATTGTATCACCATACTTTGCTGACGTACAGCAGAAACAAGGACTTTACGACTTTAAAGTAATTATGGACGAGTCAAATAATACCCCTGAGGTAATTGACAGAAATGAGCTACGAGGAGCTATTTATTTAAAACCAACAAAGACTGCCGAATTCTTAATTATCGACTTCTTTGTTTATCCTACTGGTGCTACTTTCCCTGGAGATTCACCAACAGGTAATTAAAAACTAAAAGACTAAAATAGGCATAGATGGCAACGCAACCAGCAACTTATAACAATAACTTTCAGTTTGTAGACATGAAGCAGCAAAATCGCTTCATTCTACGAGGTGCAGGTGACATCACTCCTTATCTTATTAGAGCATCTAATCTACCAAACGTAGATAACAATCCCGTAACAGTAGATACAATTAATGCTGATTATAAGATAAAAGGTAAGAGTAGATGGCAGGATATTAGTATCACATTCTACGATCCAATTTCTACTGTTGCACAATCTGGAGCAGATTCCGTACATAAATGGCTACTTCAGCATCATACCTCTGATACAAATATCGATGGGTATATGCAACAGTATAAGTACGATCTTCAATTACATTATATTGCTCCTGATGGATCTGAGACTGGAGAATATTGGGAACTTCACGGAGCATTTTTTGCAAGTATCGACTTTGGTGCAATGGATTTAACAGGAGACGATCTTGTAACAATAGAAGGTCAGATTTCATATGACTGGGCACGATTGATGGGAGGAGGAGCTGGAGGAGCAACACAAGGCTCTGGTGTAACCGGAAATGTAAATTTAAGTGGCGGATTTGGTCCTGGT